CACGTAGCTCCACAACCCAGCTATTGCTGGTTTCGCCATGGTCATTAGTGTATGATTCTCGGCTTTAGCTAAGAATTGGCGGGATGTGGCTCCGTTTTCCTCCTTTGTGTTGCCTGTTCTCTCTGACGAGAGGTCAAGGCTACACGAAACTACGCAGTCCATTGCAGCTTGCGACACGATCGGACAGATGGTCAAGGGGATTGATGACCCCCAACTGAACACCGCGTACTCGATGCGCACGGAGAACAGTGTGGATGGGGCGCACCCTGCGACGACAAATCCAATCACCTCCTTGGTTGTGGTGATGCTGAATGGGTCGAAACTCACAGTTCCAGTCACACGCACGCATGCGGTTGTTGGGGGTGCTCTGACCATGACCTTGTCTTCGTCGGTGAAGACTGTGGCCGGGTAAGTTTGGCTGTAGGGGGTGGTTGCGATGGTTGCTCCCGACCCGCCTACGATGCTCGAAACCGGGCCCCGATACACGGTCACGGCGCCTGAGCGCTCGGCTACTGCGTCGTAGTTTGCAGACAGAGTGAGGCGCATGGCCACTAGCTTGTGGCTAGCGTTTGCGTTGCCCCCGACACCGGAACAAGTTGCTGTTGGGATAACTCCTGCTCCTGCGACGCCTGTGACGTTGGTGCCAGCAAAGGCGGATGATGTGTAGACCACATCATTGGAGAGGATGTTTGCGGATAGCCAGGGAGACACTAAAAAGTATCCCATTCCGGCCGAACCTGCATAAAATTCTCTGGTTTGAGATCCCTGGATGTAAGATCCTGCGTGCAGCGTGCTGGCGGCTGTTGATGAGTAGACTGACCCTCCAACTGTTACTTCCTCAGTGGGTGCAGCGAACACTGGGGGTCCGGAGCACAGTGGGTCGAGGTACAGATCACATGCTCTGCGACCAAGCGCCGAATGCATTCCCGACTTACGTGGGAACACATCGTGCATGATCGAGTTGTGCTTTTTGGAGGTGGCGTCCACACCGTTAACCCGAACGACGTTCTTTTTGGTACGTTGCGGACCAGCGGCACGGCTTTGAACAGACTTATTTTTCCTGTTTTTGTTTTTAGACATTTTCAAGCTCCCTCCCTGGTGAGGGAGATCAAGAAGAAACAAGCGAAGATGACGTAGGTTGTCAGCCCAGCAGTTTAATGTCTTGCTGAGGACCAAATGGGATACAGTTTAACGCCATGTCCAGGGCGTTTAAAGCTAATAAGTTATGGATTATTTGGAGTCGGAAACAGATTTCTTTTCGCCTTTCTTTTTGCGTTTTCGTCTGTTCCGCTTTTTCTTTTTGGCATCCGGCGGAGTTGCAGGGACATTGTCCCCGGCCTCTTCCTCCTTCCCTGTAGAGGGGGGGAGGCGGTCTTTTCCGCGGATAACTTCACCACCAAGCACAACATCATAGGGTGGAGTCTGGACTGGATCTGCTGCTTTAATCTGTGGAGGATTTCTGATGTCCTCGAGAGTGTTGCAGTCAACCAGCCAGGCATGAAAGTGCCCAATGTTGTAAGTGGGGTAATAGTGTTCAAAAATAGATTCAACATCTTCATTGGGGTACTGATCCTCGGTATTATATTGCGCAAACCAGCTAACAATATCTTTGTGATGCTTGTACCACTCTGAATGATCTTCAGGTGTTGGAAATTCATTGGGGCCCATGGCCGCAGCGACCGTCAAGATCTTTGCACAGAGGTTTCCGATGATCGGGGTCCATCTGTCAGAAAGAATGAAACTACGTGCTTTAGCGACAAGGATCGTGTTCGGCGACATTGTTTTATTGGTAGTCAAGTGCCACTTTGAAAGTTGGCGATGCACATCGCAGATGGAATTTGTGTTTCCATTCCACACGCCTGAACCATAGAAGCGTGAGAGGAAATTAACACCAAATTCACCACGGGCAATTTTCTGGACTTTAACCACCTGGCCAAACGCTGCACAGGTTGCCACAAACTTTTTCTCATCAAGGTCTCCGACAATGCCATCGTCACCCATACCAATCATTTTAAGGCGGATGTGATCAAAGGCTTGTTCTTTTGTTAAGCCTGCGTGTCGGCTAGTACAATAGACGATGATTATGTAGAGAAGAGTGTTCATGATGGTTGTGAAGGGATCACCGGAGCTGCGCGATGTGCCTACTGAGAATAGAACTCCAAAGCTCGAGACGCCTCTTCTTGGGAGGGTTTCGGCCATCTTAGCTGCGACGTCAGGTCCAAACAGCATGTTAAGGAGAATCTCTTCGGCGGCGCGCGCTGCGGGTGACACATGGCCATCCATGCGGGAGAAATCGCTGGCAAGAACAAACATGCTAGTGACACATATAGATGCCACTTTTCTTGCGATCTCTGCAGGGGTAATTCCCCCAGCATAGCTGGCCCCAAAAACCTGTTTTATAGCACTAGTTAGTGCGTAAGCAACACGGGAACGAATAAGTTTTTCTGAAGGTGCGATCACTGAGATGTTTCTGGGATGGGTGACCTTTCCATACGCTTCGTTTTTCTGGAAGGTGTGGGTCACGCTGGTTGATCCGGCTGTTGTTAAAGCATCATCAATGAGCATCTGTTGGGTTTTGGTTGGCTGCCTTTCGCTTACCTCGTCTACGTCAACGGGAATGAGCTTCCCTTCAGGGAGAGCTTCCTGGATCATTTCGACAAACTCCAGGACGTATTTCCGATTGGTGTGACTAAGGACAACGTTGGATTTGACCTTGTTAACTCGACCATCAATGCACGCAATATCGTTGCCTAGGGAGTTGGCGGGTACAAAACCATTGTCAACAAAGGGGGCGCTGAAAGACCGCATTCCAATCTTAGGCTCCGCCTCGGGTTCCGAGTTGCGGAAGAAGAATGCTTTGGACTCAACATAGTCACCGGCCTGAATTGTCTTGCACTCAAAGGAGTGGCGGCAATCTTTAATAAAGAGGCTAAGGGTAACGGTTTATTCCGAGGTTGTGGCTAGTCTTTCTGGTCCACCATTATGTTGGCTGCACTCACTCACTGCATAGGGGCTTGATCCCTTAGCAGTTACCTTATCATGGTTCACAGCTGTATCAAATGATTTGGCTGGAAGAGTAGCGCACGACATGCTTCCGCACATCGCCACTGTTTTTGTCAATTGACCGGCTCGCATAACAGCCCAATGTGCCCACGAGTAATTTTCTCCGCGAATGATTGGATCATGAGCCTGGAAAGTTTTCTCTGGGATAAGAGGGTATGTTAAAATAGCACTGATTACTCCGAGAAGTCCTTTAGGACTATATCTAATCGGTGTAAGCAAGACCATGGAATGGTGAAGGGATGTGCTACGTCTGTCACACGCGTATGAAACAAAGCCTAGTGGAAGCGTTAATATTCTCAAAAGCCAGGATATCCACCAAGGGCCAAAATTATACAGCGTATATGTGTCAGAAGAGTAGTCCCAAATCTTGTGCTGGTATGCGTTACCATTGCCAGTTGTCACCTTGATTTCACCTTCCTCGGTCCAGTGCCAGGTAAAGTCTCCTTCACTGCAAGCTGCCACCTTTGGGGAGGTGGTGTAAATAAACCGGGGTTTTGGGGTGGTGAACTCTGCATTGATGTCAACATAGTGATCTACGTCAACCCAGATCTCTGAGGATGCTGAGGCTGCAGATGCTTTGGACTTCATGTCAGTTGGCCAGTAGTAAACCAATGATCCGGCGAGGCCATTACGAGCTTCAGACGCAGATCTCTGAACTGAACAGACGTCATATCCAAGAGACACAAAAAGTTGTCTCATATGCCTTGTTGCAGCACTTCTTTCGATGGCTGCGTCTGGATGTCCATGACTAGCAGTGACTTTTGGTAGAGTTAAGGGATTTTCCTGGATGGAGCGTCGTACGGCATCAAAGTTGGGTAAACCACGGGTAAGATACCATACGGTGATCGAGCGGTAAAATCTAGACAACGTTAGGACTGTGATTATCGCGATAAAAGACCATGCGAAACCTGTGTCCAGGTATTGTGTCCAGACTGCAAGATAGGGGTCAGTTTTGACGGGGTTCCATTGACAAGTCATGAAAACATCTCGGATCACAAGCCTTGAGGCTGGTGTTGATCCAAAACGGGTTATGCCCTCGCACCACGGATAGTACATCCTGGTGAGGGCCCAATCAACGACTGTCTGATAGGTTGAGCGATTGACATATGCCAGGTAGCTTTGAGCTAGCTTGCCTGAACCAAATATCATAACAAATTGGCAATAAAGCCATCTTCGGGAAAACGCTCGGTTGTGGATCAAAACCATGGCATAAATTGCCGGTGGGATCCAAAAAATGACGGGGGGGGTTAGCACCCACGCCACGAGGTCAACTACGTAAAAGTAGA